TTCGAATGTTCATGCCTGCCCGTTGATAGTCCTCGGCTATTTCCTGGACCACCTCGAACGACTCTTTCCAGGCCAATATGACCACCGACCCATCCCAATGATTTTTGAGGGTGTAGAGGCTCGTGATCAAATAGGGAAGATGTGGACGGCCACTGAGCAAGTAATTGATTTCGTAATTCATTCCCCGTGCCTTTCTATCATCAACTCATCCATAGTGGGAAGAGACTTTTTATCTTCTTCCCACCGGATAATCTCATGGGGCACACAGCAATACTCGGGCTTGAACAGCTTGGGCCGAACATAGACCCCATCATTCTGGCCACTGTCGATCCTTTGAGTATGCAAATGTTGAAGAAAAAAGCCAGCCGCAACCAAATGCTGATGCATCTGTACCGGGGTAGCCCAGCCAACCCCAGGAGGCCGAGCAGTCAATTCGATATTGACGACGTCCATGTGCTTGAGGAAGATAGCCCCGCCCTGCATCACGGCCAACTCCGACCCCTCGCAGTCCAACCAGAGCATCGCTCGCCCCGGTAGGATTCTAGGGAACAGCCGATCCAGAGTTGTGACGGGTACCCCAATTGTCTTGTAGTTCTCGTCGTCCCGTTCGTTGTGCGGATGGAGGGATGATCCATCCTTGTGTCGTTTTTTGCTGTACAGCTTGGCAACTCCCTCGTAATTGGAAAGGGCCACCGGATGGACGATGCCAGGATAGTTGTCCCCGCTAAGATCCATTTCAGGATGGGGTTCGCATCCGATGATCTCCACATCCGGCCATTCCTCCTTCAACACATCCATTTCCTCGTGTTTTCCTCCGATGCCAACCTGGTAAATGACATCGGCCTTCCAACCGAGGGACTCGGCCACGAGGCCCACGGCGACTCCTGATCTGCGAAGCATACGTGAGGCACACATTATTCGTTCTCCTTCTTCTTGACCACGATAACAACACGAATTCGCTTGGAAACTCCCCCAAGATAAAGCACATCAACCACCCAACCAACCTCTTTCAGCATCAACAGATATTCCTCCAGGCTTGCCCCAAAGCAATCCCCACCGGGATGCGGCAGCCGTCGATTCTCCAGCTTATAATCACTTGTCCACTTTACATACAGCCGGCCATTCGGTTGAAGCTGGTCCAACCAAAGACGCAAAGTCCCCCTAGGATGGCTGGCATGGTCAAGGCTGTTGGAATAGACGAAGTCGAACGCCCCCACCCACTCGTCCTTCTGTTTCTGGAAGTCCCATTTTATCATGTCTGGGTGTTCATTTGCCACAAGATCAGTACCCACCACCAGGCAAGATTCATTACAAGTATCAAAGCAACTATGAAACAAATCTATCTCCGTGCCGCACCGACTTCCATGACAAATACCATCCGGCATAAGTATGCCTCTACTACGAATGTCCTTGGCGATGGTGGCGATCTCTTCCGGATTGGCCTCGGGTTGGCGATTGGGGGCCCGACTAGAGCCCCGTCGCTGGGCTAGCAGATAATTTCGGTATCGCCCAAACTTGTGTTGGATCATGTCACCACTTTCAAAACCAGAGCCACAGTTCAAACCACCTTGCCCACAAAGCTGTCCACCACAACCAAGGATTTCGCAGCTTATAACCAACCAACGAAGCCCATTCCCGTTTTGACCATCCTCGATCCATTCGCCTTCCCCTCCACTTCCAATCCACCAACCACTTCCGACACAGCCGGTTCATGGCTCCCTGGAACGCATAGGCTATTCTATCCATGTCACACCTCCATTGCCTTCCGTGAGTATTCCACAACATTTCTCATAGCTGACCAATGCTGCCAACCACGTTTCTTCATGTTTGTCGAAACGATCGGGAACCCTATCCGCTTGGCCATATAGAACATAAATCCGTCCTGCGATGAACACGGCAAATTCAGGGGCGGACAAGTTGCAGTAGCCGCCGCGGCACAAACCCGGGTGAAACTTGTCTGGAAAAAACCACACCACGAGATAATCCGCTTGTGCCCCAGACGCTCGGATTGCAGACTTGCCGGGTACAGTTTGAGCGGATCGGTCCCCTTCAAAAACGGCAACGACTCCATGTTTTCCTCTGCCCAGCAATCCAACTTCCACATCTGATCCGGGGGCTTTGTGAATGTCCAACGATGAGCGATCATAGCCGGCTCTTCCTCAAACCAAGTCGGGTCGATCCAACCATTCTGCCCAGCAGCCACCACATCGGTGTCAATCTTCAACCAATAGGGCGTTTGAACATACTTGGCCGCCACATGCACGAATCCGCTCAGCATGCGGTTTCTCTGGGCGTTGTCCCACTTGGAGGAATTATCCCCACTAAACTCAACGGAGGGCTCATACGGCCATGCTACGGCCGTTAGATTGGAATGTAGGACCACCTTCCGGATCTGTTGCTCGGCCACCTGCCGCCGATCATAGAATACGATCATCGGGTTGTCCAACAACCACGGCTTGTGCTTCGCCCAAGTGGGCCAGGTATAGGCCAATTGTTCAAGGTGGTGCTTATCAACGCCAACTACGGTGGTGTATTCGGGGATCATATCAACCCTGCTTCCTTGAGTTCCTGCTCAAGGGTTTCATCTTTCCCACCGATGTCAAGCCGATTGATGTCGTTCGCATCAACATCGGTACCATCCTCAGTCCAATAGACCTCTACCAAACTCCCACGTCGCAGAACCCGGAAGCGGTGGACGATTCCCGGTGGCACGACCAGGACTTCCCCAGCTCCCACTATGGTCGTTGCCAGGCCCATCTCATTATCCCATTCCTCGACAACAACCGCTCCGTTATCGATTGAAAACATGTTGTACCGATGTTTGTGGGAATGACGGGAGCACATCCACCCCGAGTTGACCTGAAGCTTGCTGACGGCTGCTGCGGGCTCAACAAAGATGTGTTGGACTCGACCCCAACACTTATCCTCCCACTGCGGTTTGAACTTTTCGCTCATTGTTCTTTCTCCTCTTCGTTCGCCGCCGGTCCTGGGCATTGCCGCTGGCCTTGCCCGTGCCGACGTGTTCCCATTCATGGTCTTTCGGATACTTACTCATTTCTCTTCCTCGCTATTTTCGGTAGGTTGCCGTCGGTTTCCAACACCAATTCCAACCATCGGCGGCTGCCCCTCAAAACTGTTTGCATCAAAAATGCCATGGCCCCAGGCCAATTCTTTCGATCCGGATTGTCGAACACAAATCGATTGCTGTTGAAGAAGACGCTCCGGGGGCTACCTGTGATAAATGTTCCATGACGGCTGACTTGTAGCAGCTGATACCAAAGCGTTTGAACCCCGAGGGGAAGCCTATCATGGGATTCCCGTTTGACGCATAGGTGCTCCAATTCCACCACTGCCTTATGGAGCGGGTGTTCCCCAGCCACGATTTCTTCACCCTTGTATTTTTCCAGCTCCGCCTCGACCTTCTCCATCAAATCCATCATCTCTTGGACCCGTTGCTTATTCATTTCTTCTTCTCCGGTTTGAAATTCGGGGGATTTCTGGGATCCCACTTCAGCCCGCACTTCTCATTCAGGCATTTGCACTCTGTTGCCGAGTATCGAAGGTGCCACGACCCACACTTCGGGCATTCTGATTTCTCATACCAACCCTCGCAGTCGGGCTCTCCGCCTTCGGCTTTCTCCCTCACTCCTATTATACCCTTCGCATCTGCCAGGGCTTCGTTGAATGGTACATGCGGAAAAGCCCTCAGCCCAGACCGCTCGCAACAATTGAACAGTTCCAGACCGAATCGCTTGAATGTCCCGCCCCTCTGCATCTTGCAGAGCCAATCATTGACGACCCCGAATTGCCGATTGTTCGATGCCGATGCCCCGACATTCCTTGCCTGGTTGAACGAGTAACCATGCTCGGGGGACATGTTGAAATCGACCCCAACCAAGTATATCCGGGCAGCCCCGAGGTACCGAAGCAACCGGAGCCCCAGCAGCATCGTGCAGACAGTCTTCTCCTCCCCGGTCTTCCGACACCCATCGTCCTGGTTCCCCCAGCAGCAGCCATCGGCCAGGAAGAACCGATCGTCGGGATACATCCAGGACCAGCGTTTGAAAGCCCAGACATTCGGGGCGAGGTCGATCCCACGATTGGCTCTCCGGAACACCCCATCGATCTTGGTCCGCATCCGGTTACGCCGGCCGCTGAGCTTGGCAGAGGGCACGAACTTCATGCAACCCGGATCCAGCCAAATATCCTGGTGGAACTTCATTGGGGGGTCACTGCAGACGAACGCCTGCGGCCGTACCTTGTGGGCCCCGGCGTTGTTGACTGCCAGGGAAAAGCACCCACGGGAGTTGAGCCTGTCGAGGAAGGGATCGGCCGATGGGCCCCCGCAAACAAGAAAGGCCGTCCCGCCAGCCAGGAGATCCCGCAGACCCTTGGTGGGCTCCACCCGCCGATCATAGACAACCACCGGGTCTTCCCACTTTTTCACGAAGTCAGGATCGCCCAGCTCCAGCCGCTTGGAACATTTGTTGCACTGAGCCATCCGACGGTGACCATTCTGTCGAACACACTCCCCGTTAATCTGACACTTGAACAGCTCTTCCCTGTTCCGAAACTCATTCTTCGACTCGCCCAGGTAGACGCACACCATCGTTCTTCTCCTGCTTTATCAATTCACCGTAGATGTTTGTGTGTGGGAGTTTGGAGTTCCAGCACAATATGAAATTGCTCACGTTGCTTACGCCGTGAATAAAATACTTACATTTAGCCAACAAGAAAACATCGGTCAAGATGTCGGTCCCCTTGATTATGGGGGGATAACCACCGTTGATGTGTGGCTCCCCCTTTTGATTGACGCAAATCGAAAGCAGACGCACCCGACTTCCATAACGCTCTTTCATCCGATCGACTACAGCTTGGGAGTCGGTCGCCAACCAAATGAATAAATGAGAATCCAACCCATCAATGGCTGAAAAGTATGCCTCGTAAGGTGGATTTCCAAATCCCAACAACCGATTCAATTGGGGAGCCCCGGCATGTCCAAACGAGTGACTGCGTAAATGCAGACCAACGGCGGGTTGGGGCAAGTATTCCAAGGCCTGCTTGACCATCTGATTGATGTATTTCCGGGGGAGTATATTCACCCAGGCCAACTCCTCGGCCCGTTGTCGGTCTTTGGGATCCGCCAAAATCATGTAACCACTCAATGTTTTGAACCACCTGCTGGTCAAGTTGACTTCCTTCATCCAACGAGACTCCCGAACATCAATGTCCTCATCGAATTGTCCATGGGAGCTTTTTCTAACCCGAAAGAAGTCACGCCAATTGCCATACAACGATCGGGGCCACCAGGGAACCACTTCGGCCCACCCCTTGGCGTAATCACAAACGTTCAGCAATCGGTTGAGGTTGGAACACATGCCATCCATTGACAATTTGACTCGTATCAATTTCATGGGGCTGATGATCCCAATGATGATGATGATGAGGAATCGTCACAGGGATTGCATATATCCACTTCACAATCATCCATTGCTGTTACCTGACACAAACGACCTGCCGAAAATCTCCACAGCTCCCGCTCAAACACCAACAATTCACCATCCATTGCTGGACAACCGATCAACACCTCCCGAGTGCCTACAAAACCATCCCCACAGGAGGATTCTGAGCTTTCTGAGCTGGGACTACTCGACTCGGAACTCATGGACGAGTTCGACGATTCCGAAGACGATTCACTGGAAAGTGACGACTTGGATGATTCGGATGATTCACTGGAGGAAGACGAGGACGACTGATCCTCGCAACAATTGCCCCCGGCCGCTATGATCTCGTACTGCCCCGTACTTCCAACGCTTCGCCCATCCAGGTCACCGGCGTAGTCCAACGCGGCGTAGCCGACCGGGCGGAAGTATACCATTGTGTCAGGCAACAGCTGCTCTCGCCAATCCCCCGCCAGAATGTCGACGAAGTCCTTGACCGTAATTTCCTGAAGTTCATCGCAGTCTGGATTGAGAACCTTGGCCTTGGCCGTTCCGCAACGGACCAGCGTCTCGGTCAACATCGCGCAACCAATGCCGGGCTCGGTGGGAATGAATCGCTTCCGCATGGGATTCCAATAGGCCGTCAACCGGGCCCCGACAAAGAGCTGGTTGCCGAGGTCAAGGCAATCTAGCTTCCATTCCTTCTCCTGCGACTTCCAAACCTCATCGACGTTGTTCCAGAAACGAACTCGGCACAAGTACCGAGCGCTGTTATCAGCATCGTCATCGTTCTCGTTCAAATCACTGATTTCCACCTCTCGCTGGGCCCATGGAGTTGGAATCCCCAAAGATGTCTGATCAGGCCCAAACTGACCAAACGTGTTCGAGCCTATCCCAACGGACCGAAAGGCTGCCCGTTTGACTGGATTGAGAAACTTCGAAGCGGAGATGGAATCGCCGCCCTCAAGGTCGCCGGGTTTGCCGGGTTTGGTGCTCATGTGAACAAATCGTTGTGGTCGTTTGTTTTGTAGAGAGCTTCATCATTTATCAACAACTTTTGAAACCCCTTACCCGGTCGATAGGTATGTTGGTGGGTTACATCCTCATCAAAAACATTCCCATCTTCAATGAACTTCTCATCAAATGACATGTCAAACGATACGGCCGGCCCCTCTTTCCAACTGTATTCTTGGCTGTAGGAAAAGCCCGTAAACAAGATTGTCGCTGCAACGGCATCTTGAAACAATGGCATTGCCTCGGAATTGACCTTACCAAATGCCTTTCGACAGCGGGTCACCATGTCTGGCAAGACAGAATTTGGAAATTTCGGCCACTTGACGTTCCATTGTGTCTTAGGTACCAATTGAGACGCCGGCAACTGAAACTCTTCCGTTTCCTCATCCAACCCCTCCCACGCCCCCTCACCTGCCCACACAGCATCTTCTGCGGCATCAACGACCAGCCATTCCCCACCCGTGTCGGCTGTTACTGTCAGAAAGGATTCGTTGTTGTTGTCTTCTGACTCTTGGTCTTCGTCGACGGAGTAGCTGATCGTAAGTTTCAAGTTCTCGGAGTAGGTGGCAACATCAGCCCCATGAACATTGAATGGGTCACAGGGCCGGGTCTCATCAAACGGCTCGAACGCCACTCGTTTGGTGTAGAGACGATTGTGGTGGGGGCAGACCCGCTTTCCACGAAAAAACCACTGACCACCCATCACAAGCGTGCTTGGAAAAGATTCGGCGATGAAGGCGTTTAGCTGGTTGGCTCGAATGATGTACTGCTCTTCAATACTAGCCGTTTCATCCTCGAACGAGCCCTTTGGATAACCTTCGACCAACTTGTACTTAATCCCCCCGGGTGTGGAAAGGGTCCAATTGGTGCTTGATATATTTACACTCATGGGGCGGCCTTCGCTGTCAGATCCTTGGTTTGGCCTGCAATGGTTTTCAAACTGTCCCGGCTTTCTTCGGCTACCTTCATCTTTTTTGCTTCCAAGGCTTCTTTCTTGGCATCCTTCTCGGCCTTGAACATGGCATCTTGGATCTTCTGGCCGAGATCTCCAATGTTGACCCGGGTACCAGCCTTGATGAGCATCTCGCCGGCCGCTCGGCCTTGAATGTTCCCAGCAGCCTCAGCTTCCTTGGCCACCTTTGCGGGATCGGAAATCCACCCCGCCAATGGATCGGGTATCTGGAGTAGCAGGGCGTCCCACTGCCAATCCTTGAATACGTTCGACACTTTATTCCAAATTCCCATCACCTTCTCGCTGGGGGTCACCATATCCCACAGAGACGACACATATCCATCAATGGCCCCTTGAGTTTCCGGGGTGAACACAAGGGCGTTTTTCCAGAGACTACCAAGCTTGTCCATCGCAGCTTGTACCTTCGGATTTTCCTCATCCAACAGATCTGCAAAACTCGGCATTCCCCCAACAAACCCCTTATCAAAACTGTTAAGAACGTTATCAATATCATTTTGAATTCCATCCTCCATGGCCTGCATGAAGGCTTCAGCCAAAAGGGTTCCACCCGGAGCCATCAACAAAGCTGCCATTTTGGGCACGTTTGCGAGTATCTTTGCCAAGCCCTCCCCAACCACACCCATGAGCTGAAGAATCATATCACCATGCTCATCCCACAGATCGACCAACTTGCTCAACCCCCAACCAACCAATTGTGGGTAGAATTTAGTGTAGAAGTTCAACAACATGTTTGCGCCGATCGTCAACCCAGCCTCGATAGCCGCTGGGTACACCTCGGTGAATAGCTTCACGAGCAACTCGGTGCCGACCCGTACGTACATGTTGATGGCCGCCGGCAGCACCTTGGTGAAGTATTTGTTCGACATCTCGGAGATAAAAACAAGAGCCGCGTGAGCGGTATTCTTGAACATGACCCAAACCTCGGTCCACCGCTCAACGAAGACATTGATCCATGCCGATGCCTTGAGTACAAAACTGGCCACGGCCTCGGACATGCCCAGGAACAAATTTGCTACGGTGTCTTGGATCGTCTCCCCCTCCTCCCCAACATAGCCCATCCACTCCAAAATGGAACGGACGGAAGTGACCACTTGCATGCCCGCACTCATCACCGCTTCTCTGATGTTCCCGTAGGCTTGAGCAATCACCACCAAAACAGCTTTGAACCGCTCGTGTTCGGTCACGGCCGCGATCATTGCTCGGATCCACTCGACAGCCCCGATGAGCAGCTTCACAACCTCTTTTGCAGCGGGTGCCAGGACCTGCCCGAATGTTCTGAGGGTAATTCCAACGGCATCCTGGAAAGTTGACCATAGACCCAACAGTGACTTCGACTGCTTCTCCATCAAATTATGAAATCGACCACCTACGCCCGACAACCCCTTGAAAATGGCTTTGACATCTTCAAAGGAAATCTTGCCTTTGCTCATCATCTTCTGGGCTTCGGCGGTTGTGACCTTGAAGTGGTCAGCGACATCCTGCAGCGACAAAATTCCCCTGGTGGACAACTGCCGGAAATCTTGTGTGAGCAACTTGCCCACACCACGGATCTGATTGAAGATCAGGGCCACCATACCAAATTGCGTAGAGGTGCCTGATGCGGCATTGCCCAACATGTTGAGGGTATCCATCAAGTCCTTTCCCCGCGTTCCAAACTGAATCAATCCTCGGGCAGCCGCCTCGATCTCCGGCATTTCAAAAGGGGTCAAGGCAGCAAACTCTGTCAGTTCGCCCAACACCTTTTTCGTTTCCTCAGCCGACCCCAGCATGGTCTCAAAGGCGATGGTGGTCTGTTCAAACTTACCAGCAGATCGAAGGGAACCCAACACCGTCAAACCGCCACCGATGGCAGCAGTCAACATCATCCACTTGTTGGTGATGGTACCGAGAATTCGACCCATTGACCCACCGATGAGCTTCTTCACCACGTTCATGCCAGGAATGATGGCGGAGGAATCAACACCAACTCTCACCCATGCTTTGGCTAGTTCAAGACCCACGATTCTTCCTCCCGCGTCTTCTTCCTCGTTTGTTCTTCTTTTGAGCCGCTATCTTCGCTTCTTCCTCTTCCTTCACTTTCTCAGCCTCAATCAGTTTCCTTGCCACGCTCTTGCCTCCTATCCTGGCCCGCATCGGCTTACCATCCTCAGACACTCCCTTGTACAGTCCATCCTCGTCGGCCTCCAACATCGCCGCGGCAGCCCTCGGTTCCGAAGGCACCCCGCCCTTGCCCCCGCCTCGGCTCTCCAACAGCTTCCTATTGGCGAATAAGCACATGATCGAGTCCAGGGTCATAACGGCCACTTCTTCGATGCTCATTCCAAAGCCACCATCCACTGACATCGGTGAGCTGCAAAGAATGTGAACGTGCCATGGTCCGATCCCGTATAACAGGCCGCCTCGATACTCTGTTAAGTCCTGCTCGCCGTCTTCTTCATCCCTGCGAAGTGCGGCGAGCCCTATCCATTTTTTTCCTGAGGAACAGATAGCTTTTCGATCTCCCGACTCAACTCAACCAGCATCGCCGGTCGGTCAGTCAAGGCATCGGCTACCTGCTCCCGTGAAACGCCTTCTTTTCTGAAACACACCCAACAAAAGGTGATCATGCCTTCGAAGCATCCGGTGATCCACCAATTAACATAGGGCACCTTCCCCTTCTTCGGCGGGGCCTCGGTCATCTCCTCAAACCGTTCGGGAGACAAGACCCCACTGTCCATGGCACTGGCCGCCAACCGCTGCCAACGCTCTGTAGTCAACCCGCTCTTCTTCTTGAGCTTGGCAAACTCGGCCGATGACATATCCTTCTTCTGTCCCTTCGTTGGGGCTTTGCCCAGGCCGAACTCGTCCCGTAGGTAGTCCTGCAACTCGGCCGTCACCTTGACATTCTCAACCGAATAGGCTGTCTTGTGGGGAAGATCCCCAACGTCCCAACGGGCCGCCTCCTCTGCCTTCTCAACCACCTTCATTGAACCATCCGGGATCAGATCATCATTGTCGGCGTAGGTCTTAATGTAGCTCCGGCGATACCGCTCAAGGCAATCTCGCTCGGCCACGGTGAGTTCCCGAACACCAAGTGGTCGTACCTGGCATTCTTTCCCGGCGATTGTAATGGTGAGTGGGCTCGGAGCGCCAAGCGCCCTTGCCATGTCGTCTGGCATTTCTTTTCTCCTGTTGCTGGGTTGTAGACGAGGCCGTTGCTAGACCACGCCCGTTTTCTTCATCAAGCCGCGGGCGACTGAACCATCGGGATGGAGTCGCGAAATGTAGCCAAGGATCTTGGCCGAACGAGGGGAAAGAGAGGGGTGTCGGGATTTGGAAGCCAGACGCCGCCCGCGTTCCTTCCGGCAGTCCCCACAAGGGCATGTCGGAAGGTTGTGATGTTCGTTTCGTACTTTGAATATCGTTGGGTAATTCATATTGCATTCAACTTTTTGACGAGGGTCTCGGCATCCTTGGTGATTCCTTGGAGAGATTCAATCAAAATCGCCATGACCTTCAGTTCCTTGTCGAGGTCCTTTTCAACACTCTTCTTCAGTTGCTTTTTCAAAGCGGCAATTCGGGCTTGGCTTGCTGCTAGCTTTTCCTTCAAAACTGCTTTTTTTGTTTTGATTTCAACCAACTGTTTATTCAATCCTTCTACTTTACTGGAAGCCAAACGAACCTTTGCCCGACCCAACGCCACCTCTGCCTTTTTAACAGCCTTGTCGGCCCGCTTGACCTCCCGATCGGCTTCCTTCTGAGTTCCCTCAATGCGATCGTTGTAGGAGTCCCGGCCCCCGGGACTTCCGCCCAACCTTCCCCCTGGTTTCGGGGGCTGAGCCAACACAGGCGGCTTTTTCGGCCCACCGGAGCCGCCAGAGCCACCACCAGAACTTGGAGCAAACTGCCCACCCTGAGGAGACCCGGCCGGCCGATGCCGTTGGGTCTTTGTCAAGACCTGCCCCAACAGTTGGTAGGTCTCGGCGATCTGCTCTAAAAGTTTGGTAGTGGTATTCATTTCAAACCTTCAACTACGTCGGGAATGTTCGAGCCGTTGCCGAGGCTTCACCTGGGTAGTAATAAACGCCATCGGCACCCCAACCCGAGGTCCAGCCGATCACCTCTTCGGTATCGATGTTGACGGTGAGATTGAAGTCATTGCACAGGGCCCGAGGGAAATCCCAATACAGGTCGGTGCGATTCAACCACAACACACAGACCAGAATGTCCTCAGGCTGGAACAGATCAAACTGCTCGGCGGTGGTGCTGTACTTGCCCTCGGCGTTGAACGTACAATCCTTGCGGCCCGCTGCTCGGTTTGTGAAGCCGGAGCTGTCGCTGTCCCCCCACTCACTGCTGCTCGCAAGGGTCGGATTGGTGGCCCACTGCGTGGTGCGGGCAACTTCTGAGGTACCGACTTGGAAGTTACCGAGCCGGCCGGTTAGGGTATTCTCACTGGACATACGAAACTCCTATACTAAGATTGGCTGGATGCACTCGACAAGCTAGATGACGAATTGCTGCTGGATGTCGATTGACTCGAAGAACTTGAACTGGTACTGGTGGACTGCGAGCTGGAACTGACCGAGTTGCTTGAAGAACTGCTGGACGATGACGAACTCGAACTGGATTCATTGTCGTCGTGGCGGGCCAGAATGTAGATCGACACCGAAACATCCCCATCCACAGCACGTAGGGTGATTCGGTGACTGGAAGCATCGGTAAGGGCAAACGCCGTCTCCGAGGTGTCGAACTTGACAAGCCCCGATTGACCATGAAAGGCCCCACCAAGGGCATTCGTATGGATTCCAATTGGATCCCATCCCTGACTGCTGGCTGGGATCACTTCCAAGATACCTGCTGCCCCAACGGCGTTCTCGTTGAAGATCACGATGCAGACAATTTCCTCGAAGGTGATTGCCTGCCCAAGACCATCCAGTCCAGCACCCGCTCCAATGTCGATGTTGACAAAGTCATAGAGATCGATTGTCTCCTGAGCTCCCTTGGTGATCGTCACTGACTTTCGCTGCCAACCCCGATTGCATTGGGCCGCACTGACCCCGTTTGCCAGAGTCGGCGAGATGTTGCAGGCTGGATGGGCAATGGCAGAAACGGCCCCATCATCCAAGGTGTTCTTGATCGTACCAGCAACTTGGATACTGATTTTCGGGGTCGTGATTGTTTGAGTTGCCACTGTTCGCTCCCTATAAAGCTACTGGGACGTCGACGGTCACTTGGTATTCGAGCGTCCACTGATAATTGTTGTTGTCTCCACTTCGTACACAGTAGTCTCTCGTGTATTGCATATTCAGGAAATTGCCGGCTGCCAGGGCGTACTCCGCGGTTGGGTTTGTCTCTGGATGACCGCCGAACACCTTCATGATCTCTTCGATCAGATACGCAGCAATCTCGGAAGATCCGCGAGACTCCCCATCAATTGGCTTCGCATGAACATCGAACTTCAGACTGCCGTTTCGGATTTCTCGATTCAATGTGGCTGATCCGCCAGTCATTCTCGTTTCGACGTCCGGTGATGCGTAGTCCCAAACGCAATACGGTTGATCTTGTTCCGGGGTCGCCTCACCATAGTTCAAGACCGGAGTGCTTCCACCCAAATCGGTGAACTTGTCGTCCAAGGACGCTGTGTCCCAGGCCGCCTTGATCACTTTCTGAATGTCAGCTGATCCTATGCTCATTTGATGCGACTCGACAAAATAGCCTTCACTCTTGACCTGTTTTCATTAAGAGTCCGAACCAGGAAACTGCGTCTACGGTGGAGCTCCAAAATCAGTCCATACGAAAGCGGGGTGCCGACATACCCCTGCGATCCATTCTTCGTAATCTTCACTTCGCTGAACAATGACTTCAACAACTGCACGGTATCGGCCCGGGGAAATTCCCCCCGCACACTCCGTTGAGTAACAATAGTTCCACCCATCGGTCCCGTTTCCTTGAGCACTGCCACCGAGATGTTCTTGATGATCTTGCTCTTCACCAATTCAGTAGCAAGTCGGGTTCGACGATCCATCGTCATGTTGATCTTGCCAACGACCTCTTTGATCATCCATTCAATCCGAACCTCGGACTGCCCGGCCCGGATTGTTTGCCGGGCTCGGGCTGCTTCGATGGCTCGGGATGCTACTGCCATCAATGAACCTCGTTGACCTTGGCGTCGTAATCTGCCATGTCCTTCTCGAACATCGGCTGGGTGTTGGGAACCGTCGCACCCGGGTTGGTCAGGTAATTCCCATCCAACTCATTGACCTCTTCCAGACCGGGTTTCGGTCCCTTGGCCATCGCTACATGCTCACATTCCAACAACTGCACCAACTCACGGCACAGAGTCTTCATCCGGTGCTTGTCCAACTTCCCTTCCTTGGGAGGGACACCTGCAAACTTCGTACCGCGAAACGGTCGATCGTCCTGTTCCAGACCACGCTGAATCCGCTTCAAAATCTTATTGTCACCATGTAACGGATCAAGGATCTTGTAGGTGCATTTCTCCGGATTGATATGAAGCTCCATCCCCGGGATCTCCGGCAGGATTCCCAAGTGCCGCGACTGATCGGGTGGGATCACTATGTCGTCGGGATTCTGAGGGCCTCCAACCACGGTACGGCTCGCGGTGATGCGAGATCGAAGTCGGCAGCCAGGGATGCCTTGGATTTTCAAATCACAGTTCCGGGGGTGATCAGCTTTGATTCCAAAAGGTGGTACGCTTGCACTCATTTCGTTCTCCTCGTGTGTGTTTGTTCTTCGATTTGTTCTTCGTTTGAAAATCGCCGGCTGGAGGGCCGAAGAACGATAAACCTCTCCAGCCGGCGTTGCAACAGGGATTCTTAGGCGGGTGCGTTGGTAACAACGGCACAACACGCCCCACGCTCCATCTGGCCGCCCCAACGGGACATGGCAACGATCAGCATCTCGTTCCGACGGATGAGGGTGTCGCCCTCGGTCGAAGTCCGAATTGCCAAACCCTTGCGTCGGTACATTCGGTACCGGGCCATGATGGCGTAGAACAGCTGGCTTTCGCTCAGCGATTCATTGATCTTGTACGGACGGCCCATGATCGTGTAGCCGTCGTAGTTGGGCCCCTGCTCCGACATGGAGAAGAGGCGGCGAGCATCGGTGGTTCCCACGTTGAGAGCCATGACTCGCGAGTAGCTGGTTTCCGTTCCACAGAAGACCGCCGAAGCCTTGACGTTGGCTCGGTGCTCGGCCTTGACAACACCGAATCGCAGGGATTCGTAATTGCCAATGGAGGTCGATCCACCGAAGCTGACGGACGTAGCACCGGTCTTGTTGATGACGCCTTCTGGTTGGGTCGTGCCGTTTCCGACAGCGATCACATCATCCAGATCCTCCAGCAACCTCTCACCGTACTGGCCGGTGATATGGCGACCGAAATCGATCGGGGTGTCGGAGAGGAAGTCCAATCCGATTCTGACCGAACCCTGCCACCTGAAGATGGTCGTATCGAATGCCGACACGTAGGTTGCCGTACTGAACAACGTGATAGCCGTATCATCGACCCCACCCCAAGCACTGGTCACGGTTCCGGTCGAAACCCCTTCAACTCGGCGACCGCGTGCCAGCGGAACGGTGTTGACGAGCGGATACAGCTCACCATAAAGCAACGGAGTCGTAATGACCATGTCGTCAAACACGATCGGGGCGGCTTCGAGGCCACCACTGGTCGAATCATCGATCAGGGCCTTCATCCCACCGGCGTAGCCCTTGCGGGAACGCAGTCGAGGTCGACCCGTCACGTCGGGGTCCAAAGAATCGTCCCACATCCCCTTTTCGGTAAGATGGTGGAGCAGGTTCTTGTCGTGTTCAGGCATCACTTCCCAAGCACGTTCGGCACTTCCTGCGATCTTCGGGCAGGCCGACGCAATCTGGAACTTGGCCCAGGCACCGGCCAGGGCTGCGTCCTGTTCGCTCGGCTCATCGAGAGCACGACCGAAGTCCTTGACCCGTTGACCAGCAAGCTGGTGGGCCCGACCGTTTTCTTTCATCGACGGATAGACCATCGACTTTCGCTGCATGTCGTACATGTCAGCCGCTTCCTTGACCCGAATCTTGACGGCCTTGTCCTGGCCGAGCTCCGTAGGCGTTCCACCCTGGGAAGCCACGAGGCCGGAGACGTCGACCTTCTTGTCAGTCTTGGGAATCTTTCCCTTGACTTCCGTTTCCTCATCCTTTTCATCCTCTTCCTCTTCCTTGTCCTCGATCTTCAAGTCCTTGCTCGTTTCGATCATCGATTTGAGCAGGGTGTTGGTTTCTTTGATGTCGGCTCCAAGCGATTGGAAATGCTTGGCAACCTCATCGGCGTTCTCGTCGTCAGCTTCCTTTGACAACTCGAAATAATCCTCGGCCGATAGAGACTTGTCACACAATGCCTCCGCAGCGGCCTTACTGAACACGTCGTCAGAAACGTCTTTGTTGTCGACTTTCTTGTTTTCAACGAGCCAGTTTTTCAGAGCTTCGGTCAGATTCATTTTTTTCTCCTGGTTGAACCGAAACTTAGTTGACCGCCTGGATCACTTTGCCCGGCGTGTCTTGCCAGGGAACAATCCCCGGTATTGTCTCACTTCTTTTGCTCGCTGTTCGGTTTTCTCGAACATCGCAAGCAATTCTTTCATTTGTTTTCGTTCGGTCGGGGAAGCATTTGCCACGAACAGGGCCATGGTAGACTGCTGCTCAGGGTCTTGCGTCTCCGGCTTCTCAAGTTGTTTCAATATGACTGCCAACGTACCCGATGCCGACTTCACCAAAGCCTTGGCAGATCGGGGAATATCCATCTTGCTAAGTTCTGCAAGATCATCGACGGCATCTTGGAGACGCACTTCATTGGCCTTGGAAAAGGCTCGGCCCTGTTTGATTCCCTCGGGTTTTGTTCCCTTGGGCAACCGCACCCTGGCCGGCTCAATCTCAACGGGTTTGGCTTCGGTTCCCAATTCAGGTTTTCCGTCCTTCATTTCCCAAGCAATTCGATAATAGGTGGGGGCGTCTTTCCCATCCTTTTGCACAATCACATGATCTGAAAAGGTGGCCTCGATGTAGCACAACTCATTTTCAGCCGGGGCCAAGAGATTCCCTACTTGGGGATTCAACTGATCTCGGACCCATTCATAGGAATTGTCGATGGCCGCGTAGTATTTCTCCCCATCTTCTGGCTTCCCGCCGACGACAACCTTGCCACCCTCATCCAACTTCGGCATCACATAACCGCACTCTGAGCATTTACCATCCTTGAGAGTTCCGCCGCACTTCGGACAAACTATTTCCTTGTCGGAACCTTCCGCTTTTCCGTCTTCGCCGTGTCCTTTGTTGTCGTCGGTCTTCCCGGCTTTTTCTGATGCGGGGGCTGTGAGTCCTTTGTCGTCTTGTTCATCGCTCTTCTCCTGGGCTGCTCCGGCGATCAAACCAGCATCGTGAGCCTGCTTGAGTTCGTCGAATGAATTGCATTGAATCTCTCGGAAAGTGACTGGCACCGAAACCGGCCGCTTGTCCCGCAGGGTCTTACCATACACCTTCATTAACGGACTAGTCAGTTTCCCGCCCTCGACCAACGACAGCATGACCTCTTCGGTCGTCGCGTCGATGTTGGCTGGAACACTGACCAAACTTTCCTCCATGATCTCAAACTCACGAATCTCGAACGATCCGTTTGGTTTCTTGCTGTCCCCCTCCTTGATCTCGTCAAAATCAATGGCCCGAAAACCGTGACTGAACCGGCCCATGTCGTTGTCGATCATAACCGCACAATCATGGCTCAGCGGGTTGATATCGACGATGCAGGAAATCATCTTGAGGTATTCATCGGTCTGATCGGCAATCGTAATGGCTTTGCCGATCGGCGAGTTGTGTAGATGCTGGAAAAGCATCAACATCTTCGGATCAGGCTTGGCCCCACCAGCATGAAGAACGTCCCCGTCTCGATCCTTGGTTGAGGTCGTTAGCACGTGCCGAAATGCCATCAAGGTGTTTTTGGGAAGCTCGATATCATGGTCTTTGCGAATCTTATCAACATCCTTAGACTCGATCGTCATGCTTGGATTGCTGTATACCAACGTCCGACCTGCCTTTTGCATCAGATCATCGAGGCTGGTCTTCCTGTCCGCCACGTGCTTGTAGCAAGAATCAATTCCGATCCGCTCCGCAAGCGTTCGTACATAGACGTCGGCCGTCTGAATTCCATAGCCGAATTCGGTCGCCTTTTGTCCACGGGACCGAATAGCGGCAAGGAGTTGTTCGTTTGTCATTGCTTTTCCTCTGGATTGTGAATAGCAAATTGTGACGGCACTTAGCCCCCCAATCGACGGCAACACGTCGCATCAATGACCAACAACTGCCTGACGGCCTTTTTGTCGGTCTTTGGAATTCGGCTCATCCACGTGATGATTGAGCCCAGGTCGAACTGATCACTTCCCACAGGAATCTTGCGGCGGGCAAGTCGGCCATCCCGCGTCAGCTCCAACCGCTTCAAGTTGTTGTATGTTGCCGTCCTCAGGTGCTTCACATGATCGAGCGAAGCCTTTTTGACAAGGCGAATAACATTGTCCATGTGCTTCGGAGGAAGCTTGAACTCACGGGGCATTTTGGACTCCTCTTCTAATATGATTTTTTGACCATCCAAGACGGCAGCGTCCGGGCCGTCGTATTTCGGACGTGCCTGGTATCGCTGCCATGCTCGGATGATTCTGCTCATGCACTGTTATTAACTCTGGCTGGAAGCACTCGATTGGCTTGACCAACTGGAACTCGAATGCGAGGACTCGCTCGAAGACGAGGACGACAAGCTGCTCGACACGCTCGAAGAGCTGTCGCTGGACCAGGACGACCAAGACGAACTTGATGGGCTCGAAGAACTCGCGGAGCTTGACTGGCTCGAACTTGAAGAGCTGACACTCGATTGGCTCGATGTGCTGGAACTCTCGCTTGAACTTGACGGACTCGACGCACTCGAAGATGAGGCCGAGGACTCGCTCGAAGAACTCGCGGAGCTGGACGAGGAAGAGCTGGACGAAACCGATTGGCTCGAACTCGACATACTCGACGCACTCGAACTCGATTGGCTCGAACTTGAAGAGCTGACACTCGATTGGCTCGATGTGCTGGAACTCTCGCTGGACGGGCTGGACGAACTCGGGCTCGACGGGCTAGAGGAACTCACGGAGCTGGACGAGCTAGAGCTGCTCGAAGAACTGGACGAGCTGGAACTGGACGACGGACTGGAAGCGCTCGACTGTGAACTGTTCGAGGACGAACTTACACTCGAAGAACTCGTGGACGACGAACTTGACAAATCCTCCATTGAGAGGATTGCAAGCCGGTCGCCAGATTTTGGCCCTGGAAAGATCAGTGTGGCTGTTTGGAAGTTAAGAACATCCGGAACGCTTTCTTCCCCCGACGATCGGGCATCGGTCAACACAGCCTGCCAAATGACCCCACTAGTCAAAGCAACTGTGACATCCTCGGCCGAACCAGCAAGGGCATTATTATAGAACGCCGAAGGGGCTGAGTCGTCACCAGCCAGATACATTCGGGTAATGACCAAAGTTCGCGAGGCCAGACTTACGGCAGGGCCCAGATAGAAGGTTACATTTTTCACGGTATTGTCTCCACAAAAAAACTGTGTACATAAACCCCATAGGATTTACGCCACAGCTCCTCGTAGTCGCATCGACGTTTGGGTAATCATTATTGATTATAGACCATAAAACGCCAATCCTAATACCGCTTTCTATCTTTTCTCCTTCTTTTCTTTGGGCTTGTCTACCTTGTCCCACTCATCGGTACCGACCCGGCAATGTATCAACTTGTGTTTATCACCCTTGACCTCAAAACGCAATGTAAACTCATTCCCACCATTCATGGCACCACAGAACAAACGATCGAACTTCTGAAAGTTCCGCAGGAAATGGCGAAGATCCTCGTCAGTCTTGAACAATTCTTCCCAGTTGCTTGGGTTCATCGTTCGGAACTCCAAAAGCGGCGGCCCTTCGTGGCGTAGATGGATTCTTTTGGGATTGGGACTGAGGCATCCTCATATCTCTTTCTGGTCGCTGCAGCATCTTTGACCCCATATTCTTTTACACGACCTGCATTACCTTTGGCATCGGGATACTTATGCTGCACATGTCCGGGGTTTGGAAAAAGGGAATCCACCGCCATTTTCCCTTTGAACCGTGACCCCAATTTGCCCCTTTCCTTTGGATCCAACCCAAACCAACTTCCAGAACCACTCGCATGCGATTGCTGGTTGTGACTTCCAGGAAGGTGTTTGCTTATGATTTCTCTGTAGTATATCATGGCGTCTTTCTCCCACATACAGGGCAGGGCATTCCAGCCATTCCCTTCTGGATCTCAAAGCCCATGATCTCCAACTCATTGATGATGAGCACCTCAACCTCGCACCGGGCAAACTTCTGAATGCTGCTCCGCAATCGCTTGCGTTGTTGGAAATCCAATTTGCTCCGAACCCTCACAATGATCCGATCCCCGGGCTGCCAATCAACCCGGTGGCATTGAACATCGGCCAATTGGGGGAGCCTGTTTGCCATCAGTTCTTCTCCTCATCTTTTGTTTCTTCCTCTTCCTTGGGTGGTTCCGACTTGACCCTCTCCAACCCAGCGGCAATGATCATGCCGTTGTCATCCACAACTTCCCAATAACGCAACATCGGACTACTCCTCACCCCGCTCTTCTTCTTTGGCCTTCAGCAATTCATGCAGATAACCTTGAGCATTGAATATGATCGCACAAAGAGCCTTTTCAATATCCACGGGCTCACCCTTCTCGTCTGCGCATGAAAATCCCCGATGCAATGTCCACAGGTCAACATGATGACGCCACCCACTCTTCATATACTCATCCTTCGGTATTCCCTTTTGCCAGTTGTCCGAATCCCTCAACTCCCCGTTAGACTGTTTCCGGCATTCGTTCATGTATTCACCGAAACGACGAACCGTCAATGGGCTGAAAAATCCTTCATAATCCGGCTTGTTCTTGTCGGTATCCCTGGTGGCCCCAGTTTCAAATTCTCTTATCTCGCCCATCTCGTTCTCCTCAATTGAATCGGTGTTCAGTCACTGGTATCAAAGGTACAAAACCATCATTGCCCCCATCGTCGTCATCGTCGTGGTCAAAGCAACTCATGGTGAAGGTAAAGGTCTGACCCTTCTTCAAATACTTCTGAGCCCTTGCAACGAACCCGTCATCTCGACCAGGAGCCAAGGCCCCGATTGCGAACCCAAGGGACAGACCCAACAACAGCCAAAGGAACTCAACCATCTTTCTTCTCCCGTCTGGGACAGATTGGACTGTGGCCTTGGGATTTCCGGTGCTTGCAGAATGGGCACCTTGGATCTCGACCATTCTCGGCCTTGTACTTCCGCTGGGCCTTCATCATTGCGTCGCCTTGTTTGGTCATTGAATCTTCCTCACCACTGGAGTTTCTTTCGGGGCTGTCCACACAAATCGCATTTCAAATCCAGAGTCCACTGGGCAATGGTCCTGAGCGACTTCAACTCGGCATCGGTGTGGCGATAGTCGCCCAGCTTATATCGAGCAACCAATTGCCTCCATTGCAACATGTCAGCATCCAAATCCGGGGGTGGTACCAACTTCTCCTCATTGACCCGGTAGTACAATCCGCACAACTCGATGTACCTGTCATGCACTGCCGGGATCAATGCGATGTCATTCGGACTGGACTTGTGCAGCATCCGGTGGTGTCTGACGTTACCGTTCTTTCCCATTTGTTCTTCTCCCCTATTTTACCCTGTGGCAATGGCTTGGTTTTGAGTGGCCAGAATATCCTCGACATCAGCAAATCGTCTGGCACTGTCACCATCCAACTCAAACTGAATCCCGTGGTCTCCCTTTATGGGAGATGTATGGTATGTCCGACCTGACATAAAATCACTAGGAATGCCGTTCGGAAAGGCATTGCAAGCCCCGGCTTCTTTTGCATGGCGGCAAAACTCACACATTGATATGCGTTGGGTCATGGAAACACCTCTTCTTTCACCAACTTGATAAGCCAAGGCTCCCGATTGCCCCCATCAAACTTTACGAATGCCTCCGCCAACATCTCGCCTCTATCTGTGTAGGCATAATTACTGATTTTCCTAGCAGATTCCTTGTCCGCCTTAGTTCTCATATTCTTGCGCATCTCCCTGGCAGCCACCCAATCATCCTCCCCCGAACCCGCCCGTTTTCGAGCACGCCCGAATGTCAACAAATGCCCAAACTCATGCGCAATAGTATCCTCTGCCGCATGCCGCTTGGTGCTAACCGACCAAACACTGCGATTCCGATCGAATGTATCTATCCTGGAGCCAAACGAATCTTTCCTATCACTTTCTCCGGTGCGTATAGTTATGTGTTGGGTCTCCGGAGAGTTGTAATAGGTTTCTCCCTTGAAACCATGCAAATGCTTCTTGGGCACCCCAGCCTCTACCAATCTGCCTGCCAACTCATCTGACACTGGTATCAACGAATCAGCCCCAGCAGATGCTGTTGCTCCATTCGTCTGCTCAGTGATTATCACCGACTTTGCGGGCATCCCATAGGTTTCCACCAAACGATCCATAGTACCAGCAACCAACTTCTGATGATGTTTGTTGGTATCACTAAACTTGGCATAGATCTCGAACTTGTCACTGATCTTCGTATATCCAGGAGGAGCCAATGGAACATCCCCCCTGGCACCGCCCCCTCCAGTTCCATGCGTCTGCTGGTTGTGCTGACCCGGAAGGTGCTTCACCCCGCAACCGCAAGGACTGATCCCCTTCGCCAGCCCATACTCTTCTCGGAACTGGTCGTACTCATTGATAAGTCTGGTCGCGTCTTCCTTGCGCATACCGAACTCCATTACGATTGAGCATTGGCACGAGCACCGCAGCCCCGCTGGCAACTTGGTATGACCGGGCCAGGGCACCTTGTATCCAGCCAAATCCCATAGGCCATTCTCATCTGCAGGAACCCCATCCAGGGCTGCATGGGAGTCCCGAGTAGTGGAACCCAAAACACTGAGCCAGGTCGGCCGCATGGGAACTTGCCCTGCCAACTCATTCATCAGGGCATCCATCGACATCTTCCTGGCCCCGTTCAAAGCATGCCCCGCCTCTGTCCTCGCAATGTTCAACGCCCGACGTCTGGCATAGGCGGCTGTGCCCTCTGGATCGTCTGGGTCAATGAAGTGCTCCCGCATTGCCTTGGCAATCTTGTCGATCGACCAGCCCTGGTCCAATCCCTGTTGAAGGAACAACTCAGCATCGCCCATCGTTGTGTTGTGGATGTCAAGCCAATAGCTTTGCTGGAACGTGTCAGAGAGTTGGGTGGCAATCTCCTTCTGCATCCAATGGGGCAGCTCAGTTATCAACTCAATATCGACCCCTTCATCGGCCAGGAGTTTGGCAAGCTCAACCTCATCTCCCGAATGCCGATCCAACCATTCCGTTGCTGTAGTTGTCTTGCCCCGCCACGCCCTTACAGCCTTCCGATCAAACCCCATCGCCCGCAACTGGGCATGGGCAGCCTCCAGCATCTTCTTCGCCAACACTGGGAGGGTTCTGTCAACCAATTCCTCTTGCCATTCCTGTGGGTCGAATGTCTGGGCGATGAGATCCTGAGCCTGGTCGGAGACCGGGGCGAGGGATTTGTCGTCATCTTTGCCCGACTCTCGATCGGGTTCCAACATCTCCCGGTTGTTATCGGGGTCGGTTCCTTTGGCTTTCCTGTAAACTTGCCGGGCGGCTTCATGTCGTACCTTGTCAAACTTCGGAGCTCTGCCAGGAGACCCGCCCCGGCCGTGGGTCATCTGGTTGTGGCTGGCATGCTTCTCCGTCGGCACGTCCAACTTCGCCAGCTCGGTTGAGATGCTCCTGATCTGCTTCACGAACATCGGCTGCAAAGCAACTGACAACTCGTCCTCGACCTCCTCGTACTGCTTGATATGGATTTCCTTGGCGATGGCCTTGCAGAGATCCGACCGCTCGAACGAGGCTTTCAACTCCACCGCCTGGCGAGCCCGGAGCAACATCAATCTGGTGATGAGGAGTCTGTTCACTTGCCCTTGCTTTCCTTTACAATATGATGTGCCAATCGCTTCGGTGAAATGTTCAGGTAATCAATGGCCCCATCCAAGGCCCTGGTTGCCTCTTGCACGGCCTCCTCCTCCGTTGGGGGTTTTCCTACCGTCGGAGGCAACTGCCCCGGTATCACCCCTTGTACAGGCTCTTCCTTCTTCTCTGGCAGCTTGGCCATCTCCTTTGCGACATCCGAAGGCAATCCCATCGACTCGAATACTGCGATAGCCTGCTGCTCTGTAATCGTTCCACCCCCCAACAACTCCAGGGTCTTTGTCACCTGGGCGGCGTTCTTGCCAAGCACCGACTGATTGCGATCCTCATCAGGGGCAAACCCATGCTCAGCCCGGATCTCATCCTGGCTAATATCATCGTTGGCCCGCAGCTTGAACAAATTACCTGCACGAAGTTGAGGATCAACGACCTCCTTCTTCTCCCACCACACAACGAGCTTGTCCTCACCCTCGGCGTTTCCAACAAAGTTCGTCATCACCTGTCCGAGCATGTCCAACAAGGCATTGACCCGCTCGAAGAATCGCTTCTCGATGTTGGCGACTTGGGCATAACCACCAACCGAAACCGCCTCACCGAGAATGTAAAGATGAACCCCGAATGCCGTCAGGATGGCTTGTTTAGTGGCCTTCTCAGACTTGTCCCAACCCATCTCATTCGCGGTATTACTGAACTTCGTGATACTCTCAATCATCCCATCGACAATCGCCGGGTTCCCATAATTATGAACGCCAGACATCGTCTTCCGAATTATAGAGTTGACCTGCCGACGTTGGCCCGCCGTGAGTCGCGGGCGAACCCCACCACCCTCGGCATCCGGATGTGGGTCCTTACCAACCGTCACAACCACGGATGGAAAGATCCCGTTGTTGAAATGCTGCTCCCGCGAAGCCCAGATATGATCATCAACCCGAATGGCTTGTATCTGCGAACCGGCCGGGGCCATCGCCGACATCGGATCCGATGGATTCGGCAGATGGGCGAATGCCACATTTTCCCGCCCCAGCAACTCGCCCTCTCCCCCGTCCTCCGGCTTCTTCGGGTTCTGGATTTTGAATTCCATAAACGGCCCCTTGGTGTGGACGGGCCGAATCCAAGTGGTGGGCAACGAATAAAGCTCAAACCCATCGTCCGTTTCTCCACCAACAATGTAACCCCATCCGGTCAACAGCAGATTGGCCATGAACGAATAGGTCAATTGCCAACGGTTCTGAATCGGATTGGGCACTTCAAGCACATCGAGAAATTCGTGGGACGAGATGATCTCCATCTCTGCGTCAACGGCCTTGGCCGCCGCGGCGGGAAGCATCTTGTTAATCCAATGCTTAGTGCCAACCCTGGCCTTCTTCTTTTTAGCAATGCCTTTGATCTTACTCAGGTTGACCGGCTGCCCTGCACCCTCCATGGCGATGGCGTTAATAGCCGCGTAGACAACCCCACGAAACAGGCTGTACCGTTCGTTGTATCGGGCGTTATCGGTCCATTGGCTCAGACTGGCACTGGGGGAAGACCCCATATCCAGCGACATGCCGGCGGCCTTGAGTTGTATTGCATTTCTGTGAGCAGAGTCGGCTACGGCTTCACTGTGCCGCAACGATTTCGTGAGGGCTCCCATCGGCTTGCTTTCTCATTAGTCTCGTTCTCCTATGGTTGCCATAATTCCCCGTTGACAATTATCGGCCTGCATCCCAACGGTCCATCATAAAAATCCAACTCAACCCCACAATCTTCAAGGTACTCGTTGGCCTTCTCTATGTTGTCTTTCCATCGGGTCGGCATCAATTCCATTCGTTGTCTGTGTCCCACCACCCGCTTGATCCCGGCAAAGATGATGGCCTTGGCACAGTCCCCACAAGCGAACCACGGACACACCAACGTCAAGTCCTTGGTTGCCAATCCCCTTGCGGCCGCCTTCAAAATGACTGCTCGTTCCGCATGTTGAATGTAGAAATACTTCTTTTCTCGGTCCACAACATTTCCCCGGAATCCATACGGGAATCGGTTGCAATCGCGAAGCAAAGTGACATTGTATCCCACCAACACCGCCCCATTCTGGCTCGATGAATCGGGGCTTTTTAATGCCTCTCGGTAGGCTGCCCGCAACCCTTCTGTTTCAATCGCTGTGATCATTCCCAGTCATCCTCCTTTTGCCAGTTTGGATCGGCCTTGTAACTCTCCAAGGCATTTCTGACCCAATCAACAGGTGTTTCCCGATCATAATGAAACAACCGATTCCAAGGCCGAGGCACCATAATCACCATGCCCCCCGCTTCCTCGAACGTGTCGATGTTGTGATTCGAGTCGTCCACCAGCACCGAACCAGCATGAGCACAAAATTCTTTTGGTTTTCCTATCAAATTCCGATCACGGTACTCAGGCAAGTTTTCCTCGATCCAATTTATCTTCCCCACCACAGGTCCAGAGCCTTTAGTTGGGTTGGTCAGCAAACAAACATTCTCCTTGCCAACCACCTCTTCGCACGCCTTCAAAATCTCTAGGCCATCGGGCATGAATTCCAGCCCCTCCCAGAATTTCGGATCTTCCATTGGCTTCCAAAACTCGTCAATGGGCATCTCCCAAAGATCGGGCATCCAATAACACTCGGCCAAATCCGAGCTCGGTGGCCCGGCAGCATAGGGACTTGATCGGCCATGGGCCTTGCAAGCGCCTCCGACAAAATCAACCACCACCCCATCCAGATCCAATAGTATTCTCATTTCTTCCTCCTATTCCTCTTTCCCCGCCCTGTGGCTATGGTGCGTTTCGTTTCAGTGTTAATTACCTTGTACACCGGCACCCTAATCAGCCGGCCTAAGGCATCCTCCCGCATCGCCGACCCCTCAACATATCTCCCGGTGACCAACCCCTTCCGAAGATTCCGAGTAACATAACTCTTACACTTCACCCACAACTCTTGCAACTCTTTAACAGTCAATCCCTCATCATCCTCTTCCAACCGGCCCAACTCGGCCGTCCATTCAGCATGGGAAATGCCGTCACTCACAACACTTCCTCCTTCGGTGGTTCTATCGACCGCACAAAATGCCGCGTATGGAACTCTTCATCCCCTTGCCTCAGCAACGATCCCCCGAACTGCGGCTGCGACATCCGGCCTCCCGGAATGCGATAAGTGAATGGTGTCTTCAACTGCCAGCCCGGCGTAGTCATCGAAAAAGCATAACCATTCACCGAAGGACAAGTGATCATACACATCCGATGCCGATGGCTCCTTACCACGGCGTCATACGGATGTCTTCCCCACCGACCGGCCTCCACATAACTCTCGGCCAATTCCTTGAATATCGCGGTCGCCTCATAAGCCGTTGTACCGGTCGTCCCGATATGGTGGAGGATGTGAGCCCGGGCCTTCCCTCCAATTCTGATCCGCAATTCCCTCCGGCAATAGCTCCCATGGCCGTCCCGGATGGCACCCAAACTCTTCGCCAACGTCTCCTCATTCTCGGCACTCGGACCAACGTGGCTCTCGGTTCCACGAATCATGTAGAATCGTCCCTCGCATAACTCCACGATCGGCTTCAGTATCCCCTCCGCAATCTTCACCTGCATCGCCAAATTCTGATCGATTTGGTGAGTGGCACCGTGGTGCCTTCCATCGATTGCATCCCCATTGATCACGACGGCAAACGGTTCACCGTGGCAGGCATTCGGAACCCACTCGCCCCAGAACTCTTCCCCCCACTCCCACACCTTCCTCTGTAGCTTGCTTGGCTGGTACAGGCCCCCTTCATCCCGCTCCGCCCCGGAAGACGGACAAAGGCCAGCCTGGCACCCACAATGGAGATCTGAGACCACAACCAAGTTATTGACCGGAGGTGGCTTTGGTTTTGTCTTCGGTTTTCTTTTAGCCATTCAGATCATCCCCCATCATTCGATTCGTTGTAGTCACAGAAAGCCTGATAAATTCTGGCGTAGTTTAGCCCCCACTCTTCCCCATGCATATCCGAGTCGTTTCCCAACCACGTCAAGACGTGTGCCCATTCATGAACCAACACTTCAGCCTTAGCCCAATATGGAAGATGTCGATTCACCGCTACCACAAACTTATTCCCCTTAGTCAAGTGGGCATAACCCAAATCATCCCCAGACAAACACGATCCATTCTCCTGGTGAACAGTTATCGGTCGAGGCGGTGGAAACTCTTGTTTAATCCACCTGAGCAGCCGCCTCCACTTCTGTTCTACCCTTATTCTACCAGCCATGTTTATCTGCTCACCTCTGCAAAGATCAGACCAACATTTGCCATAGCGTAACTCAACCAGACCAGCCCCCACGGAACATCCTTCTTTACGAAGAAGGCCACCGCCGTGATGGCATAAAGGACGGCCACCACCCCCGGCATGATCCTGGTAATCAACGTCGCGTAGTCCATCTTCCCTTCCTATTCTTCTCGGCTACCTGGCATTGCCGCCACCGACTTGTACTTTTGGATAGACATTTCAGCTTCCCATCGGGCAACTGCCATCTGCTGGGCGGCGGTCAGCTCCGGCACCAGAACATCTCGAAGCACCTCGTTCTCGTTCTCAAGCATTTCAAGGGCCTGGTCACGATCTCTGTTCAAATCAATGGCCTCGTCCAAATCCTCGGCAATGGTATCGGCCAGGTGCTTCAACTGCTTCTGGTGCTTGGCCATTCGGCGATCGAGTTTCTCACTCCGCCGAATAACCCTTACAGCTCGGCTGCGGGCAGCAGAAAGTCGACGATAGGCAAAGTAGTTTCTCAGCCACTTCATCGCTTGGTTGCCCCCACACCTGCCCTGTACACTTCCACCGCCTCGGTAATTGCCGCTTCAGTGGCTTCCGCAGGCAAAGCAATTGGCATGTGACCCTCGGCATGAATAACCACGGCAGCATCGGTTCTCTGCACCTCAACCTTGGGTAGCTCCTTCAGAGTCTCGTCGACCTGCTCGGGTGTTGGTGGAGGCGTAACGGGGAAGCCAGCCGGTACGGGGGCTGCCTGCTCTATGGCCTTGTCAACGGCCGGGAACACCTTGATATCGGGCTCAGCACGGGGTAGGGGTTCCGGTTCCTTGGGGGCCTCCGTCTTGCCCGTATCTTTTGCACAGGCATCAGCAAATTGTGCCAAACACCTCAGAAAATCCCCACGCGGAAAATTAAAAGCTTGTAGATTGGTCATTGTTAGTTGACCATCACGAACTTCCCACACAACCGCCATCCACTTATCGACCTCCCTCGCCCGGTCGAAAGATTGAATGAAATTCCGGGCTTCTGCTTCGTCACTCTGCTTTTTCTTCATCGTTCTTCTCCTAGATTGAAATTACACCGGGGAGGGTTGTCCACCCCTTCTTGTCGCACATTTCTATTACTTCTGCTTTGAACGCCATGGCCTTGCTGGTGCCCTCAAAATCAGGATCACTTGTACCCCGTATGTCCCTACCGCAATCAGCACCGAATTCCAAAAGGTATTGGCCATCGTATTCGGCCAATTGTATGAGGGCTGACGCCTGAAAGTTGACGTAATACTTTACCCCCTCCCTATTCTCACTAATCGAAACCCGGATGGTGCTTTCAATCACCCGCTCCATTGCTATGTTGTCCAAATTGAGAAGGAAATCCTGGATCGATTTACATTCAACCCTCATCGCAACACCCCCGCTCTATCCAATGCCTTGAAAGCTGTTGACAATCTGTAACCCTCGCCATTCCTTCTTCTGCGGCGATCCCTCCGACTCACTGCCTTACTTGGCAACTTCACTGGAATCAAATTACTGTCCCTATCAAAAGCCCACAACTCATCAGGACCACTAATTGCCTTCAACACTTTTTTGGCAATCCGAAGCTTCATGATGAACTCCCTGTCGTTGATTGGTCTACCATCACCCGGAACAGCACTCCAAGGCCAGCACTAGCATCGGGTCTTGGTCGGCTCTTCACTGTCCAAGTTCCCAAGGCATTCCCAGCCTTGTCCAACACCACCACATCATGTTTGGTAGTCAGACCCGGATCGACCGTGAAGTATATCTTCCCCGTTACGTCAATTCCCTTCTTCTGGAACCGGGTGACCTCGTTGTCCCCTGCCTGTTGAAGCCAACAAGCCCGTCCAGTAAACACGGCTGTACCATAGCTGTCCTTGGCCCCACCAAGATCATCGTTGGTGCGAACCACGGGATAGGCCGAGCAGGTGTGAGGAAAGTTATCGAGGAGTGACACTCGTTCTCCTCCCATTGATCCACATACAAGGAAACCGGCCGACCAGCCAGTCATCGTTTGCTGTTCCTCGATATTGTCGTCGTATCTCGGCAATGAGCACTTTTCTCTGGACTGCCGTAAGCCTGGGCCGAACCACCTTTGTTGGTTCCACCAAACTCAACGGGGCAAAAGCCGCCGCGATCATACCACCCAAAAAGGACCGACGAGGTATGTTATTGTTCTTCACTTTACGCTCCTCATCCGATACAACTCCAAAAACAACCCACCAATACCTACAGCCAGGCATCCGATGAACATGTCTTGTCTATCAAGACCTTTCACGAACAAGGCGGCACCGGCTGCAGTCCAAGCTAGACCAATGGTTACCGGTAGCCAAATTGGAAGTGGTCTCATCCGAATGCCTCCTAATCCTATTATACCCTCAACTCCCTAGCTCGAATCCCCAGTTGACAAACTCCCGAAGCTTCTCCTTCGACTCCGGCATCATGTCCCATGAACCACCGAATGCCTTCTCGGATGTGGCCCCACCGCTGTAGCTGTACTCTCCAAGGGTTTCACTATTTTTCGGCCCCGCCACCCAACCGTGCGTCTGTTTCATGTTGAGAAACACCTTCTTCGCCCGACGGATCGTCTCGTCCAATGCCGCATCCCAAATTGGCGAGGCATCCACCAACCCGTCTCCCGATCGAAATTCCCCCGTGGAGTATCCGGCAGTGTAGGCTATCCGAATCGAACCCGGTGTTCGTGGCCATGACCCCACATGCCTTATTATACCATCCCGGCAAACCTTGTATCCGGCGGTGTCAAATCCATCGTAGTTCGGCCAAAAATCGGAACCCTCATTCTTCTGCTCGGCAAAGGCCCCAGCCGTCGTATCCGACCGACCATCCGAATCAGTGTGGACCACCATCGCCACAATACCCCGGACCGGGAGGTGTTTGAGAACGATCTCGGCACCCGATGCCCCCGCCCCCTCCCGCAGATAAGCCTGGGTTTCATTGACCTCCCAAATAGCTGCGGATCGCTGATGGCTGAGATCGCCCATCGGATAGAATTCCGTCCGGCGTAGCTGAACGGGATTGTAGCGGAGATACCTCTTGACCGCTCCCTCTGCTTTGCGAATGGCCCCAAGCACGATACTGGCCTCGGCAGGCGTCGGAGATGTGAGCCCCAACTCCAGATAAGCCTCGGTGATCGAAACAATAGATCCACCAGCGGATGCGACGGAACCTTCATTGATTGTGTGGGTGGCCATTTTCTACCTCAATCAGGGTAACCGTGGATGCCAAATTGAAAATCGCAATACTCAGCATCGTTGTCCGATATGTGCAACAACTGCACCCAAATCTTGGACCCAGCAATAACCCGCTCAGTAATCAAATCAACAGGGATGAGGACTTTGTTGGTGTTCTCGACGAATATGGGAATGATCCCATAGGTTCGAGCGGTCACACCCGCCGCCGCAGTTGCCCCAACAATGATTCGGAGCAACCATTCATGCTTGTCCGTCTCGGCAACCGTAACCCGCAAGCGGTGGGCATCCTGAAAAGCCTGTTTCGTTGCGGGCAGCAAACCATAATCAGTGGCTCCCCATATCTGAACAGCCGTTCCCCATGTCTTGTTTGCCCCGGAAGTTACCCGGAAAGATGTAATGACCCCGGAAGGGTCTCCACCAACCTCTCCAAGGAGATCGGCTATGTGGTTTTCTCCAATGGCAACGGCTGCCGGCCCAAACCACAACTCGACATTGTGAAGATGCCTCTCCGTTTCAGAGGTTTCCGCCAACACCTGACGAAGTAACGCCATGAGCGAGATCGTGGCAGGCGTCCTGGAAGCGGTGTCTTCCTTGTTCCCAAGGACATCTCGCATCTGGGCATTGTCAACCGCATCAATTGCCGAAACATCATGGAAGGCATCGATCACCGCTGCTGCGGCCTCAAGCGTATCGGTGTAGCCAGCAAGTACGGTATTCTGAGCTGCGAGTGCCGCCACAGCCGCCTCCAGGCTGTCCGTATATCCCGCAATGGTAACTGCTGAAGCCTCCAACGTATCGGTGTAGCCAGCGAGCACAGCATTCTGAGCAGCAACATCTGACGCATCTGCCGGATCCCCTGGTAAAGGATCGGTAGATGCTTTGATGGTTCTTATGTCGGCGGGGGAAATCCCACTACCTGGTCCCATGCCCATAACAAATCCCCTTAGACCCGAAGAGTGGAAACCGCGACCCACTCATCGAGGAACTCGAAATTGGATCCTGTGATTTTCGTATCGCCCATAAGCGCCGCCGCTCCAGCCCGTTCCCAGTAAATAACCTCCAGGGCCTTCTCCGGATTGAGGCTCGTCGGAATATCACCCTCGAACAACCCAGTGGTTCCCAGCTCAGTCAGGGCAATGGCATAATTCGCGAAGTTGGCCGGTATGAACGTCTCATGGGTCACCAAGGCCACATTCCACCAGTAGCCAATGTTGCCACTCCGACCATTCCCAGTCGTGCCGTGGTTGCGATTGATCGGAAGTCGAATCGTAGCGTAGACGGTGGTGCCACTTGTATGGCTCACCAACAATTCTTTGGTCATTTGAAGCTCCTTAGCTCACTGTTATTTCTTCTGGGTTCTCAAAATTGTAGCCGGCAAGTTGGCGCCACACAAAATACGTGCCGGAATCAATGGCCCCGAAGTCAGCCAAACCGAAGGCATTGGAAACAAAGGTTCCATGCACCACATTCGCCCCAGCCTCATCCGTTGTCATCCAGACCTCCACCCCATCGACTGGAGATCCTCCCACCTGACATTCGATAATCGTTGAAGTTCCTCCGGCCGCAATAGATGGTATCGTATCAAGAGCAGCCTTCAGGGCGGCCAACCCATAGGACACATTCTTCAATAGGTTCTCCACTTCATCAACAAATTGGTGGAGAGTCGTGCCGGTATCGGTGAGGATGCTGTTGGCCGTTCCCTGAAGCGTAGAAACGGCGGACTCCAGCGAATCGGTGTAACCGGCAATTGTTGTGGCCGAGGTCTCAAGGGTGTCGGTGTAACCTGCAATCGTGGCTCCCAAAGCTTCCAGAGTATCCGTGTATCCGGCAATGGTGGACTGGCCGGCTAAGGTAGCATACTCTGCTGTTACCAAAGTTCTGGCATTCAATTGGGCAACTGTCGGAGGCACCACTATATTGAATCCCGTGGCCGTGGCGCAGGTCGTCAGGTTACTGCCATCCCCAAACGCGGTGTAGACATTGTCCGCGCTGTGCGTAGAGAACCCGGTCGCCTTAAAATTGGCCAGTGCTGTGCCGGATGTGAATGTCTGCGATGCAACATCGAAGTAGGTCTGAAAGTTGTCGGCTACTTGCGTTCCGGTCTGTTCGAGTTGGTGGCCGAGGATATACTGCATGTCTGCCCCGATTTCATTCGTCCACTTAACCGGGATGATCTCGATATATGTTGTGCTGCTCGCCCCCTCCAACGTCATGGCAACGCCGGTGTTTTCGTCGGCGGCGACAACGATCTTGTACTCGCCGTTTTCGACTTCCACGGGAGTTGCTGTAATCGCCCCAGCCGTTCCGTCGGCGATAATCCGCATGGTGTGCTGGGCAACATCGCCCGTCTTTGGAGCGTTGGCGTCGGTGTCCCAAGCGGTGTACGTAATCGTGCAGGCTACGTTTTTTCGCATATCAGATTACTCCGCTCATGTGTCCGCTGGTCAGAAGGCCGGGCGGTAGAACAATCGCCGCACTCGGAAACACCCGCTGCTCTAACCGCAACGGTGCGAACGGGTCGCGGTAGAAGTGCTGGATTTCGGCGTGCGTCAAAGCCCGGTTATATAGCAGACAGGGACCGACTCTACCGGCGAAATACGCCGCACCTTCACCGGAGTCGGCAATGGAAGTGCTGAAGTTACTTTGTTGCAAATTGCCACTGATAGCACCAGAAGCACTCCCGACCCCATTTATGTAAGTCCGTACGGAAGTACCATCGTAAGTCCCGGCAAACATGGACCACGCATTCTGAGCAATGACCCTTTGCGCCGGTTTTCTCCAGACGCCGCCGATTCTCACCGCAAAGACACCCCGATACTGGGCGACGCTGTGTCCGTAGATGAGTAAATATGAATCCTTCTTTGCAAATGGATAACGAGTAACCGCCTGGCCAGCGGTCGGGTATATCCACGAAACCATCGAAATCTGTTTAAGAATATCAATATCGGCTAGGGTCACTCGTTCATTCACACCGTCAAAATCAAGCACCCACCCCAGCGGGCTCTGCACCCAGTCTGTCCCGGCTTCCATATTCGTTAGCGTGCCGTCGTTTCGGCCTGTCACATCATAGAGTTTCTTCCCGGTTGGCCCCAACGGTGGATACCACGCCCCGACAAGCCCCTGGTGTAAATTTGGAAACGCCGGCGGGCCGTCGCGAGGTGCGAAGGGGTCCGCGTAGCTCAGGAGTTCGGTGGGGGCGTTCATTATTGAAGTTCGTCGATGAGTGACGTGAGCGTAATGTGCGTCTCGTCCATCGCAACAGCGGTAGACCGAAACGCGCTACTAGTGTTGTTGACGACAATCAACGAACCGTAACGATACGACGGGCGCAGAAACCCAACTTTGGTTTTGATATTCACCACTTGGTTTAGCACTATAAGTGAACCAATGAATTCCAACTGCACCGTGCCACCAACCGTAAAGGCACCGTCGGCTCCAACTACACTGCCCGGGTTGCCCGTGGCTGCCGTCGCATTCGGAGAAGCAGCCCACCAAAAATTGACCGCACCACCAGCAATCGGGGCCGCTTCATGCTCGATACACGCGGCTAATATCCAGCCCGCCGCCCAAGCTGCCCCGAGGTCAGTAATCTTGGTAGATTGTCGAGCCGCCGCAGCCCCAACACCCGTGAGATCGATCTGAACCGCAGTAGGTGATAGTGCTGTAATGCGGAGGTCATTCGCAGCCGTAGTCGGCGGCCCAGCCCCAGAGTTGGGAAAATCAGCCGCATCCGCAAAGAGCAGTTGTGCCCCGTTTTTTTGTAGAAGTTCTTTTGTCATGTTTACCTCCAAAGTCCAAACGCCTGGCAGGCGAGGGCGTTGCCAGTGTTACGCATCCGGTTTCCGATCCTTGAGAATCTGTGCCAGTGCCTCGCCCTCAATCAGGGCGAAGGATGCTGATACGTTTCATTATCACTCTTCCACTTTCCCTTCGACCGCATCTTTCAAAGCCTTCTGACCAGCCCCGAAGTCCTCGGCCATCGTCTCTACCTTCTTCTTCGTTGCCTCTGCCTGCTCCCTGCTGGCGAGCAATTCCCTCACCACAATAGCCACAGCGTTGAGAACCGGACTAACGGCCTCCGCTACATCCTCCACCACTTCAACGGCAACGAAATCTCCTTCATCCTTGTCCTTGGACTTCTTCCCAGCCAACCAAGCAAAAAATGCAATCGGTCCCGTCGCCAGAAACCACAGATCCCCAACGAGGTACTTGAGAATGACTGCCACGGCGAGCAACCCTATCAAGAGACACACAAACATGCAGACATTGCCAACAAAGAATAGTCGACCGAAGAATCCCCTCACCCCCGTCAGCATGTCCTTGACACCCGTTCGGAATGGCTTTTCCTCTCGCAGCTTCTTTAACAATTGGAAGTGCTCCTTCTCCTGTCGTTCCTGCTTTCGGCCTTCCCGTTCCACACGAAGCTTCTCGATCCAATCCCTTTCCCGAATCTTGTCCCTCTTATCCCGTTCCAATCGATCCCTGATGTCCCGGGCGTCCCGCAAGGCCATGGCCTCTCGCACCCCCAAAGCAATCCTTTCCTCAAACACCTTCCGAGGTGGTACACGCTTCCCATCGTCCTTATCCGGGGGCGTAATAGGGGCGTCCACGGGCGTCGGCTTGGGCTTTGGCCTTAGATCCGGGTTTGGAGTAGGGGCCGGACACGGGGCCGGGGGAGGGTTGGGACGGGGTCTCAGCGGCAGGATGTTGAACGGTCCCCCGACTTCCTCAGATCCGATCGGTCCAAAGGCATATTCAGTGATTGCTGACTTCGCAGCCTTTTCCTTTTCCTGCTTCTCGATGTACAACTCGATGGCCATGCCAATATCGTCGGCCAACTCATTCGGATCGCCACCGTAGACACATCGAAACACAGGGGTGTTCGGGTCGCCGTAGTCCCCATTCGATGGTGGCTGCACCAAAATGGTCGGATAAGCCTTGACCACAACCCCGGTCAGTAACTTACCTTTTTCATCGTACACCGGCTGGAACAGCTCCCGATTCTCCTGCCTGGACTTCGGATTCATGTCGTAGAATCCAAGATGGGCCCATGACTCCTTCGAGTCCGCTGGATCGGCCAATGCCAACAGCTTTTGGCAATCAGGCCAATCTGTCTTCTCCAACCGAACGCAGGCCGCACACCCCTTGTAGGTTAGGACGGAAATGAAGAACTTGTCGTTGTCGTCCTTCGGCATCGCCATCGCCTCAGTGTATCGATCTGCGGCAGTTGCTTGCCAACCCTGCCTGATCGACCCGTCCACACGTTGAACCATGTCACCACGACGAAGAACCTCCCCCGTGTCCACTTGTTGTGCATAGACCGGTACGGCCAGCAGGCACAGGACCGCTATCAATCGTTTCATTGTTCTGTCTCCTCGCCAAGTCTGATATTGATCGGGAATCGTTTCTTCGTCCCGAATGTGATCGTAATCCCCTCCCGATAGAATCGGGCCATTATAATCGCCCCCCACCTTGCCACATTCTCTGTTTCCCTTGACGCCTCTCCAACCCTGTAACTCGCTCCCTCAATGTCCGACCGGATGGATCCTACTTGATGATCATCCGGCAGCCCTTCCCATTCAACCCCAAAAACCAACGGACGAACAACACAATTCTCCATCAACTCATGTATGCGGAGCTGATTGTCATTTACAATAACTTCTACTGTTTGAATTCTACGATGGTTGTCACCCGCAACTGCCGCCGTCAAATCAAGCATTGCCGCCATGGCAACCTTGTCATTCGGATCAACCCTTGGAATACCGTCCGGCTCAACCGCCCCCTCCGCAGGGGTCGGGCATGAAGTTGGGGCGGGAGCCTGGACTGGTAATTCCTCTTGTATTTTCACTTCTGTTAGATCTTCGCAACCCGTCAACACCACCACCATCAGAATCAATAGGAAGAACATCCCAACAACGAACACCGATCCAATTATCCTCATTGCTTGTTCCCCTTCTTCCCAGCGATCATCGACAACGCAGTCATCAAAGCCACGAACCCCAAAATCCACGGTAGCCAACCACCAAACCCCACCACCACCAAAAAGCATGGCAAGAGCAACAGGACAAAGAACAACAGTACGAGTATCACCTCCACCACTCCTTATAGACGGGCCTTTTCGGATGCGGTGGGTAATCCAGAATCACAATCCAAGGGCCACTCTGATAGTGTTTGGCTCGGAACGTCGGCCAATCGAACGAATCGATCCGCTGGGTGGAGTTGTTATCGCAAACGTACCATGTTCCCTCTACCTTCGTCAAATCCCCGGATTTCCCCATCAAAGTCTGGTAATGAACGGGCTCGAATCCGATCGCCACACCCCGGCCATTCCTCAACGCCCAGAGCATGTACTCGAACGTCTGCCGGCCGGTAATGTTGAGAATCTTCATGTTCCGAGCACGGGCATAGGCAGCCACTCGGCTTGGTCCCGATCCTCCCCGGACCTTCTTCTCATTTGAGCTGATTCGACCGTCACCATTCCAATCGAAATCCTCCAGCAACCGTTCCGCCTTCAGCACATTCTGATCATTTCCGAGCATCCCGATACTGCACTGGACGCAGGAGCCATCGGGGTTGTCGTACTTGGCCCGCAGGGCCTTGGGAAGATCGACCGCCAGATTGGGATCGGGGCATTCGATAGACCAACCAATGTTGCTGAGCACCGTCAGCATGATGATTGCAGCAATTGCTATCAACACCACACCGGCCACGGCCCGTTTCGTTTCACTCGTCATTTTTCATCTCCAGATTCTTCTTCCGAGTTTTCATCCACCTCTCCATAGCCCTAACAAACGCGTCGGACTGTTCATCATCAAGTTCAATCGCAAAGCGGTGGAACTGCCATGGAGGGAGCTCTGCTCGATGGGTCTTATACAAATCAGGTTCTGGAGAATACTTACGAACGATCTTCACCCCACACAAACCAGTGCAATTGGACCATCCCGAAGCATCAAAACCACCCCTCAGAAAAACGAAGCTGTTCTCCCATTCCTCTTCGGGCTCATCGGGCTCTTCGGGCTCTTCTGTTTCAGATGGGAAAGACTCAAGTGGCCAAACAAACAAACATCCCACTGACGCCAGTAACCCACCCCAAAAGGATCGTCTCTTCATTTTGTTCTTCATCATCATCTCCAAACTATTTCGATCTCTCCGGTATATCCAGAACACTTCAGTATCTGTCTTGCAGCAGCCTCTGCCGTCTGCTCCGTCCCTGTCTTGCCCGAGTGTTCCCGCCACCATGCCTGGGTATCTTCATCATTCGAGTCATACCAGAGAATTCTGG